TTTCGGTTTCGGCCGTGCGGTCACGAATGACTTCAGCAACTCGTGCAGCTTCGCGGGCTGCATTTTCGGCGCTGCGATCGCGCTTTGCGCCGCCGCCACCGGATGCGGCCATTTGCCCTGGGGCCGTAATGCGTGCAATCGTTGGAGCTGTGCCAGGGCGAGATACGCCTTCGGGCCAGTTGGCATCCATCCCTTGATTCAGATTCAGTGGAGATGCAACACCACCGCGTTGGTTTCCGCCACGCAGAGAAGCTATTCCAGCGAGTATTTTGTAGGCCGCTCCAAGGCCTGGAATCATACCGATTATTTGTGTTGTTATACCGCTAATCAAGCCTGGGACACCTGCCAAGGCATTTCCGGCTTGAATACCTAAATTTACGAGTGCGCCTGTAGTGGCCGACAATAAAAGAATTACAGGTTCAATGCTTTTGAGTATGTCTGAAAACGCTTTTGAGAACCTTAAAGCTAATGTTTCAGCTGTTTTTGTAGCTTCATTTGTTTGGATGTTAAAACTTTCTTTTATCTTTGCGGTTAAGTTATCAACTGCTAGTTGGATCTGTGTAAATGCTTCGGCGTAAGCGCTACGGGCTTTTGTAGGGCCTTTAGCGCTTTCGTTGGCCAGATTGACAAAAGCATCTGCCAAATCTTGGACGGAGATTTTGCCGTCTTTGGCCATTTGCAGCAGTTCGCTGCGGCTTACATTGTAAGTAGAGGCTAGTTTTTCTTGGATTGGTATGCCTTGGCTCGTTAGTTGATTCAGTGTCGCTTGCGTTACTTTGCCGGACTCAAGAGCGGAAGTAAATGCTGTAGAAGTTTTGTCGATTGAGCCGCCATAGGAAGCTGTTAGTTGTGTAAGAGCCTGGATAATGCTGGCTTGGTCACTGAGTTCCAAGTCAAGGCCGCGGATATTTTGGACAGCGGCTGTAAATTTTTCTGCGTCTGCGCCAGCAAGTTTGAACGCTTGCTGGAGCTGAATTGTTTGTTGGGCGGTGAAACCGATGTCGGCGGCAAGTTCTTTTACTTTTGCGCCTTGTTCAGCAATACCGCCGAGAAGTGTACCGAGAAGAGAACCCGCAAATCCTCCGGTGCCACCAAGAAGACCTCCGATAGCTCCGCCCAAGGCACCGCCGGTTGCGGCTCCGCCGCCTTGGCCGAACAGTAACGGAAAGGCACCGCCAATAACGGCGTTACTTGCAACACCGCCTAACCGACCCGTGGGTACTCCGCCTCCGGCCCTGGTACGGCCAGCATTTCGTGCTAATTGAGGACCGATAGGTTGCGTATATTGTGTAGAAGGTCTAATACCTGCGCGGAGTAGATTTACTTCTCTAGCTACTGCGGCGTTCAGTTCTCCGCGTATTTGAAGTTGTTTGTTTAGCTCGCTAGCTTTTCGCTGCTCCAAAGCAAGCAAGGCTTTCTGTAGATCTGCTTCGTCCTTGCGTTGTGCCAGTGTACGAGCTATACGTTCCCCGACAAGACTGGCTTGGCCTTGCAAGGGGGAAGGTTGCGGACCTATAGGTTGTCTAAAACGTGTAGTTTCAAAAATACCAGCTGCTGATAATTTTTGAAGTCTTACTATTTCTTGACGGCGCTTTATTTCTGCATCTATTAAAGCGTTTTGACGTGATCTAGCGGTATTAGCTTGACCGAGTGCTGTTACGTACTCTTGTACAGCCTTTGTTTCAGCTCGTGTACCTGCTGTAACCAAACTAAGCGTACGTGAAGCTGTATTTAGATTATTTACGTAGTTTTGAATACTTTGAACGAGGCCGCCACGTCCCCCGACAACGTTGTTGAGACTCTCAGCAGCTGTAGCGCTTTTGTTTATCTCGGAGCGTAATTGTTCTAGAGAACGTACGCCTTTTACGCCGATTTCAATGTCTGCTCTGTAGGCCACGGCGTTGGCTTTGAGTCTGGTACTTCAGTTTACGGCAGAAAGAAGCCGCCGGGGTTAGCGGCGGCGTTTGGCTTTGTCTAGCTCTTTCTGTTGGTCCTCGTTGAGGATCTGGAAGTAGGCGCTCCAGCCGATTAGTTCTTCGGCGGTCATTGAGGCGCGGACCTCGCGCAGGGACTTGCCTAGCTCTTTGGCGACTCCGAACTGGAGCATGAGCCAGTTGTCCTTGCGGAGTTCGGCGCTCAGCTCTTTGGGTCGATGGGCTCGGCGTCGTCGGTGATGATGGCGAGCATCAAGGCTTGGAGGTCCTTGTCCTTAACTTCGTTCTTGAGGACGTCAATCTCGCCGGCACTGAAAAGTTTGGCCCCAGTCTCGTCGAGGGCTTTGGTGATGAGGAGTTGAAGAGCAAAGGCGTTGGCGTCGTCAGATTTGGCCTGCTTTTGGGCGCGTTCGCGCTCGGCCATGGTCAGGGGAGTGACCCACAGCTCGAAGGTGCTGCCATCCGAGAGGTCGACGGTCTTTTTGACGGGCTCCAGGTTGGCGGCCTTGCGGAGGCGGTCAATGGCGCGGACTGGAACGGGCATACAACGAGGATGTTGATGCTTCTAGTGTAGCGGAGTAGACAGTAAAAAAGCCCCGCCGAAGCGGGGCCTGGTGTTTGTTGTGTGATTTCAGCTCTTGCTGAAGTCGAAGGTGGGGGTGCCAGCGGGGCGGAAGTTGACGGTGACCGATTGCGCGTCGTCGGGATTGATGTTGAGGCTGGCGGAGGTCAGCACGGCGTCGAAGGAGATCGAGCGGCTGAGGGTGTCGCTCAGTGTGCCGCCGCTGAAAACGCGGTCGGTGTAGAGCTTGAAAGCGGCGCCATCTTGTTGGCGCTGCAGGACGTCCTCGATCATCCGGTTGGAGAGGGCGGCGTCCTCGTTGGTCATGTAGACCGTAGCGGTGCCGGTGCCATCGCCGAAGCCGCTGATGTAGGTGCGGAAAGGCACGTACTGACCAGGGGTTTGGCCGATGGTGGTGACGTCGATCTCGGCGCGGCTGATCTCGAAGCTCCAGTCGCGGACTTGGCCGACAACAGCGAAGTCGGCGTAGGCGACTTGGAACTCGTTGGGGGCAACGGCAGTACCGTCGTCAGTCAGGTCGACGGCGACACCACCGAGAGTGGCGGAAACAATCAACGCACCGGTTGAAGCGGTGTAGGTGTTGACGTAATACGTAGTGCCAGCGACCAGAGGGTCGGGCAGTGTACCGGTGCCGGTGCCGCCGGTTTGGCTGTTGATCACGCTGAATTTGACGGGATCACCAGCTTTGAGGTTCAGAAAAGTCTGAACCGTCATGGTGTTGGTCGAAGCATTGACGTTGGTCTCACCGAACGTACCGGTGGTGCCAGCGGGCTTGTAGTAAAGGGCGCCGGACGTGCCGGACAGAACGGTGGTGGCCATAAGGGCGTACCAGATGGATATGCAGTGGGGCGGGACACTGCCCGGCTCTTACAAGAATAGCAACAGTCTTTAGCTCAGGACTGTTGCTACCCAGCTTGTGTCGATGCGACCCACGAAATGTGGGGCGTCGTCAGTTGCAGAAAATGTTGGTCCGTTTATTTCGCCAAGGCGGAAGAAAACGCCGCTAGATGTTTTTGCGGCAGCATTAAGTGTTTCTAGGACGTTTACGGCGGTGGTGATTAGGGTTTGGTTGCGGGCGGGACCCCTACCTTTTTCCGTAAATACGCGGATAACAAGGGCGCCACGTGCGTTATCAACGCTAGTAGTAAGCGTGGGTTCGTTGGTAATGCCGAAAGTAACATTGACCCGGACGTATTCAGTGGTTGTGTTAGGTGGGACGGCCGTAATGTTGTCAAAGTAGACCGGGACCGCCGGCACCAGCGCGCTAAAAGCGGTCAGTAACGGGTTCTCGACGGCGGCGCGGATTCCTTGGTAGTTCATGCAAACCTCCGGCGAAGGGCAGAATCCATTTCTAACTGCACAGCTCGTCCTAAATTTGCACTTGCATAGGTTGCGAACCAGTCAAGGGGGGCCGTGCGGCTGGAGTTTGTACCTTCGGCGCCGCCGCCAGTTGCGCCACGAGCGCTAACGTTTTTACGGGGTGTGGTTACTTCCCATTTGCTGCGTCCCAGTACAGTTTGTGGTTCGGCGGTTTTGCGGCGGGCATAGTATTGACGGTCATGTTCGACGGCGTCGATTGCTTCCAGGGCGTGGGGTGCAAAGTTTGAGATGGTGAAAACGACGCTGTCTGTAGAACCCACACTCTTTACGACTTGTTTACCGGTGAGTGGAGGCGTTGTTACAGGCACTGGCTCGCCCGGTTGACCGGTGCCTTTTTTGAGGACGGTCGGAGTTTGGATTTGCCAGGAGTTGGAGAACTCGCCGCTCCAGCTGGGGCCGTCTTGTTGGAGTTCGCGGACGACGCGCTCGGCTGCAGCTTTGGGGCCGTTGTAGACGGTGGTGGCGGCTATTCGATCCAACTCTTGGAACAGGTTTACGCCGCCTTGCCAGAAACCTTTGCGTGCCATTACTGGGGCCTCGCTATAACGGTGTGGAGGACAGGGTTGTCGCCGCGGTAGGTGGTGATGTTGATGATTTTGGCCTCGCGGGTTACGCCGTCTTGGGTGTATTGGATGCGGTCGGCTTCGGTTGGGTAGTAGGTGCCAAGTTCGGCGGTGCCAAAGATGACTTTGAGGTCGGTGGCTTGGTAGAGGCCTTCGGATTCGCGTGGGGTGAGGCGGATGATTAGAGCTTTCATGCTGACGTTGGTATCAGCGCCGGTGACTGCTCCAGTAGTTGGGTTGTACGTGCGGGGTGTGGTGGTCTTGATGTACGTGATTGTTTGGCCCCAGTCGGAGAGGAGAGAGGCCGGGATGGCGGCGAAGGTGTCGTCGATTAGGCCCATGTCAGCCTCGGAAGGCGCGGAGTTGGAAGCCGTTGGCGCCACCGATTGTGTAAGCGCCTAAGTATGCCTGCAGCCAGGGGTAGACGTCGAAGACATTGTTGATCACGCCGTTGGCTTGGCCTTCTTTGTACTGGACTCGCAGTTCGCCAAGTTCGACTTCTTTGTACAGCTGG